TGAGTCTGCGAGAATATATTTGGATCTGCTACTGGTACAACATCTACTTTGTCATCAAAGTCACTAACTTTAATTTGTCTTTGTCCACCAACAACATCATATGGATACTCTTGAGGTAGATATGTTTTAAAAACTTTAGTTAAAAGTTTAAACTCATTCTTTAAACTAGCATACAATCTTTTGTGGATTGCAGACATAGTTCTACTTCCTCTTTCCAACAGCGCTACTGTCGTCCCAACGGCCGCTTGTTGATTCCCATCTCCTATATTTAAGTCAGCTATCGCGGCAAATCTTTGCCCGGCTGATACAACGACACCCATAAGTTGAAGTAAAGTTTGAGACGGTTCTTTAAATGGAAGCATCATAAATGCATCTTTGATGCTGCCACCAGGCGCATCTACATCTCTGAATTCTCCAGGTTGAATTGCTTGTACATCGTTTTGTACTCTTATTCCTCTTTGCTTAAACCCAGCAGGTAAATTTGCTAAAGTTCCAGCATCTAATAATTGTCTTAGTGCTGCAGTTGCAGTTCTACTTAATCCACCGATCATATGGATTAAACCAAAGCCATAGAATCCTAGCCCAGGTAAAAATTTAAAATGAACAAAGTATTGAATTTTCTTTTTTAATGGATCGCCAACAGCGTAGTTTCTTCTAATAGATAGAATTTTTGTAGAATACTCATCGACCGTTACAATATAAGGAAGCTTTATTCCAGTCATTTCCCCTTCGGGTCCTCGGTCCTCAAAGCCTTCTAGGTCAAGGTTAACATGACATTCTAATAATGTAAATACTTCAGGATCTCTTCCTCTAGTCAATCCTTCTAACTCATGTTCTTTTTTACTTAAATCAGACTCAGGGTCATAACCAGGTTTTATTTCTATATCTCTATAGAATCCTGCTACTTGTTGTTTACGTAAATCATTCTCACCCATTTTAACTAAGTGTACAATCGCCTCTGCATCTTCTAATGAAGTCGCTGCATAAGGAACTATTAAATCTTCAGCAGGTACAAATTTTGAAACTGCTCTACCTAACATGTCATCATAGTAAACTTTTTTAAATGATGATCCTGCTAGTGGTAAATAAAATAACATCTGATCAAATTCTGGTTCATACTCTTCCATGACATCCATGATTTGATAGTTCATAAAATCTTTTACTCTTTCTGATTGTTCTTCTTTTTCTTTTGAAGAGACACCAATAATTTGAGTTCTTACTGGTCCGTCAGCCGGGAGTAATTCTTTATAAGCTTGAGCTTGGAATTGTGTAACCGCTTCTGCTAGTACTGGGTGCGTAGCTCCACTTGCTCCTTGAAAAGGTTCTGTTCTTTGATCATATTTAAATCCCAATAGATCTAAACCTTGAGTATAAGTTCTTTCCCAATCTGCACGAGATTGTTTGTAGTCTCGATAGTTTTGAGTTAACTCTGAGCCGAGAGGTTCTAAGACTTCCTCTGGTAATAACTCTGCTAAATTATCATAATGATTTTGTGATTGTGCTTGATTAAAAGCCCCTGGCTCAAAGTTAATTTCTACTCCACCGTCTTCGGTTGGATTAATTTCTGTTTCTCCTTGATCCGGGAGACTTTCTCTAATTTCAACTGTTTCTGATTCTGATGTTTCTGGTCCATCAATTTCAATACTTTTTCTGACTTCGTTTGGAAGCGCCTTATCTATGGTAGCCATATATTACTCTCATTTATTTTTTAGCAGGTTTGACAAGTATAGTCTTATTTGGCTTAACATTCAAGCCTTGTGAATCAGGTCCCTTGACAGGTGGTATTTGATCCCATTTAACATTAGGCATGTTCTTAGTTAACGTAGGGTTTTTATATTTACTTGGATGTTTAAATTCGTGAGCCATTAATAGTAATTCCTTTTTCTAATTGGTTCTGGTTCATCTCTATAATCTTCTGGATGGGAAATCAACCCACCTTGTCTAAATCTTAATACCGCTTGTGTCATACTATCAACAAGGTCATCGTTGTCACCATGAGGAAACGCCGCACATTCTTCTATTACCTCTTGTGCAAAGTCCTTGGCACACGGAGCATAAATCGTACCAGACTCAAACAGAGGGGCGACCGCATTCACACGACTGTGCTTGTCATTGCCTTTAGAGGGAGTAAAGTTGACTACTGGTATTCCCATCTGTCTGAGCTCATACGTTAGAGGAAGACCCGAAGCCTTCGCTTCCACCAACACTGTTTCAGGTTGCCAGTAATCATATTGTTCCTTGGCCTTACGTCGTAGTTCAGGGAACTCTAATCTTTCTTTAACGGCATCCAATAAAATTAAACTTTGAGGACTATCTTCAGTTTCTCTAAAAATTCCCCAGGTAGTAATAGCAGAGTAGTCTGCTGTTTCTTTTTTCATAAACGCTGTATCATAACTTTGAATAACATGTTCTAAGTTTGGAATATGATCCTTGTCCCAATCTTTCCACCATTCTCTTTTAATAATGGCACCTTCTTCTGCTGTTGGGTTTTGCATATACTGTGCATTCCATTTTGATAAACCCGCTGCAGATTTAGTTGCAAGTAAATCTTCTAGTTTCCAATACTCTGGCCATACAGGATTGCCACTTGGCATAATTGCTGGAAACTCTACTACCTCCCATTGGTCAGCATTTTCTCCAGAAGATGCTTTTAAAACTTCTGCTGTTAAATCTTTTGTAGACCATCTCGTCATTACAATTACAATTTTTCCACCAGGTTGAAGCCTTTGCCGTGGTCCACTGGTATACCATTCATAAGTCCTTTCGAATGCTGTTGGACTATAGGCATCTTGCTCAGAATGTGGATCGTCAATAATTAATAAATCAGCACCCCTTCCGGTTACTGCACCTTGGACACCGACAGCAAAGTATTCACCACCTTGAGAAGTTTCCCAACGACCTGCAGCTTTAGAATCTTCTTGGAGTCTTGTATTAAATAATTCTTTGTACTCATGACTATCCATCAAGTGTTTTGTTTTACGACCAAATCTTACAGCTAGTTCTGCTGTGTGAGTTGCTTGAATTATTTTTAATTTTGGATTGTTACCAATCATCCAAGCAGGTAAAAAGTAGGAAGCAAATTCAGATTTAGTATGACGGGGTGGCATGTTAATAATTAATCTGTTTGCAGTTCCAGCAAGTAATTTATTAAATTTTTCAGAAATGGTTTTGTGATGGGACCCCTCGATAAAATCAGGCCAAATATGTTTTACAAAAGTTAGAAAATCGTGTTTGATTTTAGTATCTTTTTTTCTCTTAACAGAATTTAAAATATCAATTTTTAATTGCCTTCTTACTTTCGGATCCGTAATTTTATTTATTTTTTCTATATCAAGCATAATTTTTAGTTATGGTACCAAAAAGTTTTATACATGATCTTATGTCTAAAACCAACTATAAAGGGTATACGTTAGGATCCCTATCCGCTAAGGGGTGATTGACTTTATGTTAATGTTCAAAATCCCAAATCGTTTAGGGTCCCCTTTGGGTGGGACCCGCCCTCATGCACTTAAAATAGTGCGACATCTTGTCACAGGAAATGGTGCGACATCTTGTCGCACCACTAGATCTAGTGTATGCAATTACTGCATACAAGTAGGAGTTTAGTCGAGAACCGTTCCCTCGATATCTCGCATCGTACCTTTAAGATGACGAGTAGCAAACTTTAGACGAGTCTCGTTGCTTGCCCATCTGCCCTCGATCTTTAGGCCCATGTGTCTTTCAAGAGGAGCCTTGTAAGTTTTAGGAGTAGCAACTCCTCCACCATATAATCGGTCCAAGATTAATTTACGAATAACAATCTCATTAATCGTTTTCTCAGAAACTTCTGAAACTCCGATATTCATTAATAAATGACCGATGTCATCCGCTTCTTTTCTGATCGCCGGATCAGCAAAGTCTTGAGTCTCAGTGTTCCAAGACTTGTCGTTAACGTAGTGTACTACTAGTGGCATGTTTCCTCCATTGTTGTTGTTTATTTTTGACATGCATCTTTATCGCACAGATCTATTTTTTTTGATATTGTCATTATTGTCGCACCCTCAAATTAAATTAAGGCCCTGTTTCCAGGGCCTTAACCAAC